TCTCCAATTCGCTAAAGCTCCCGCATACATTGCAGTGGGAAGTGAAATACCTTTGCTACGGTACAGTGCCATCCGAGGATCATGCACAAACCTAGCAGCGATTTCACGTTGTGACCTAGTGATTTTAACATCTCTAGGTGCATATCGAGAGGGCACACCATAACCTCCAAGATGTACTGGCAGGTACCAGTTCGGTTTAAAGAACTTACCAGTCCAGTCCCCTTCAAATCGCTTAAAAGCAGTAGGAATAGCTGTCACGGCCCAAGGGCAATGATCGCACATCCTTCCTAAATCTTTTCCAAGTTGATCAGGGGTTGCCGCAGAGTCACCAGACTTCTGCGACGATCCTTTGATCAACTTAAGATTAAGGTAGCCACAGCGTTCCATAAGACCATTACGTCGAAGATAAAGCTGACTGTTAATCAGACACGCATCTTCAGAAACGTAATTCTTACCCTGAGAAATCACGAAGCCCGCCTCAAAAGCGGTCTCATAAAATATCGGAGTAAAGTCTCGTGGACATTTGAATAGGATATCATCTCCGTTTACAATAACGTTATGATACATCTTGTGATATCTAGAAAGACGATTCTTTCTATCCACAATTAACCACTTCTTCAATGCTCTACGGTAAACCGCAAGGTTTATCACGCAGAGGAGAGGGAAGCTTAACGGATGTCCCATCAACTGACCTTCACCTTGGTTAACAGTTGATCCATCGGGGTAAACAACACGCCCAACAGACAGTGATAGAAAACCCAACTGATAAAGTGGATGACCCTCTAAAGCTGCGAAAGCAGCGAGGGAAGCATCCTTCTTCAATAAATCAGTAGCGGATTTATAATCACCGGAACACCAACACTCTTCGGTCACCGCAGCATCTAGCTTTCTGACTCTCTCCAAGAGATCATCATCAAGCATGGTGCTGTACCGTGAATTCTTCCATCGGGACAACATTAGTCCTTGAATTGGTTGAAGCGCTGAATAGATATTACCATCCCCAATGGAGATTGGCCGGATCTTTCCAGGTTCAAACAAACCAACGAACCTAACGTCGAAACATGGATAAACACCATTCCTAACTTCCGTTAAAGAGTCCATCACGCGAGAATATAATTTCTTATATTCCGTTGATCTCCAATCTTCAACAGCAAGATGCAAAGCTGGAAGCACACCAAGTGTCTTCGCAATAGCATCATTTTTAGTGGGTAACCTGAGTTTGCTAAACAGACTTAACGCCCCGCCTTCACGGCGGGAAGCTTGTAAGCAAGCAGACCCAGATGGCATAAAACGTGTAGATTGTAGTTTTGAAACACAAGACTCACAATCACATTCATCACGACCAAGGAAAATCTCTTTGGCTGTGCTGAGAATTTCATCTCCTAAAGGAATAGGAATGGAACCTTTAAATTGACCCAAATTAACTTTGGAATCATTAATGGCTTTCTCC